AACAACTCACTGTTTCCTTCCTTGATCTTCTTGACGAAATCGGTTCCAGAAAGCATTTTTAATTTACCTATCTACGTTGTTATTTAGTATAAATGAAAAAATATCGAAGATGACCCTGTGAAACATGCTCTTCTTCAAACTTCTTCACGTTATATTTATACTGGTTTGCAATGGCATATATTTTCTCTTTAGTCCAAGGATACCACTGGATTCCTTGTATGTCTGCTACGTCTGCCCAGTCATGTGGTATACCAGGATTCACCCTAAAGATTGCTTCTTTTCGGAATAAAACATGTATCAATGACATTTGATAATCAATATTTTCTTCGTCACCAAAGTTAATAGAACCTAAAGCAAGCACAATATCATATGATGGACATGGATAAAAATCTTCTAGAGATGTTTTTATATCAGCAGAATCATTATATGGATCTATACCAGTAAGTCTTTTTATTTTTCCTTTGAATCTATTATATCCACATCCAATATCTAAGACACTAGAAGGTGCTTGGTCATTAACATAATTGACCAACTGATAGCCAGAATGCTGAAGACGTTTAAAATTTTGGTCTTGCCAAACACCGCTAAAATAAGATTCCATTACAATTATATAAGCAAAAAGAAGTATCCCAAGAAGGTGATATTATCAAACTGTTACTAACAGCATAGTTTTTTATATATGCAGCATACTCCATATTACCTTCTTTATCCCAATTCATACCCATCTTATCTAATGTATGTCTTGTTGGTGCTACTATAATAGTAGGTTTACTAGACTTTCTAATAAAAGATCTAATAGCAAGATCATGTCTATGATTAGTATCTTTCATAAATTGTTCATTCTCTAATCTATGTTTACCTGGTTCCTCATCAGGATCATCAACCACCTGCCATGCAGTATATTTTGGATAATGTTTAGCAAATGTCATGGTAGATAACCACCTATCATCACAGTATTCTTTAGGTCTTAGTACAAAAACCATTTTATTATTAGGGAAGTTATTTTCTAACCATTCTAAATTATGCTTCTCTGCAAAGAAATGAGATTTGACAAAATAATTGTCATACTCATTGATATCAGTATATGGTCCTAAACATTGTTCTATAAAAGAATCTATAGTATGGTTTCTAAGATCGTCAAACCCTTCACCAAACTCCATACCAGGATCCCAAAAAGCACCCTTATGCTCTCTATATAAACGGTTATTACCATATGATTCCCAACGTCCTTCATAATCAGATTTATTTGCTTTGAATTTACTACAACACCTCAATAAATTATCCATTTTTGACCACCCAGAACCAGGCAATCCAATCATGAATATGAGTTGTTCATGCCTCAATTTTGAATAAATCATCGCAATTATAAAATACAAAAGGTGCATCAAACATAGGCACTTGTGACATAAAAAATTGATGTGTCATAATCAATTTCATATATTCTTCATGCCCTTCCTCATCCCACACATATCCTAATTTATTAATAAAACTTTTATTAGGTTGAATAATATAACACTCATTATCTCTTACAAATTCTCTTATCATCGTATCATGCTTAACAATCAAATTCCATAACTTTTCATAGTTTGTTTTATGATCATCAATAAAGGTAATATTCATCCATGCTTTATAATTTGGATAATGACCTGTAAATGTCATACCATTAGTCCAACCCTCAAAACATAATTCCTTTTCTCTTAGAACAAATATTAATTTATTATTAGGAAAATTAGTAGTTAACCATTCTAAATTTTTAGATTCTGCAAAGAAATGAGATCTAATCAAATAATTCTGATCGTTTATATTGTCAAATGGTTTCAAACATTCTTCTATGAATGTTTCTTTAGTGTAGTTTGCACCTATATCATCAAACCCATTACCAAATTCTCTCATAGGATCCCAGAAAGCACCCTTATGAAAGACTACACCACAATCTCCTTGTTTACCTCTCTCTTCTCTATCTGGTCTTCTATCAGATTTGTTTAGATTTAACTTAGCACAACAACCTAATAGTAAGGACAACTTTGCCCAACCACTACCAGGTACAGCGATATAAAAAATTAATTGTTCATCACGAACCATGATCTAAATTATTTTTTTGATCTCCTTGGTGGTGTTGCTTTTACAGGAGCAGGTTCTGGTACAGAAGCAGATTCAAATCCTCCTGCATCAGCAGGTGGTTGCTGCATAAGTTGAATCTGCGAACGCAGAACTAAAACTTGAGATTCAAGCTGTATGTTCTGTGCTTGCAGATTCGTTACTTTCTGTTGATAAACTTGTAATAGAGCATTCACTTCAGCAGTGTCCATAATGTCATAATTATAGTAGTGCTCTATTTAGTCATCAAAATGTTCCCCCATCAATCGTTATATTATCCAATGAACGAGTAGTTCCAGAACAAGAAATTACTTGTGATGTACCTGCACAATCATTCAAGTATAGAGATCCAATTTCAAAACCACCAGCAGTTGAATTAGTTAGAACTCCAGCACTTTCAGTAGCAACAGCAGAAACAACAAACCTTCCAGCACTATCATCCCAGTAGAATGCTGCTTTCTTAGCAGATCCACTGTAGTAGTTCATTACAATACCAACGTCCTTGTTAGTATCTGCACTTAGAGCACCACCATCGACTACCTGAAGATCAAGTAAAGTATCTTCTATAGTAGTGTTTACTGTGTTTACAGATGAAGTTGTACCATTGACAGTAAGGTTTCCACTAACTGTAAGGTTACTTGAAACTGTAGCAGCACCAGTAACAGCAAGAGTAGAACCATCAAATGTTAGATTGTTACTATCTTCAAGAGCACCAGCAGAACCTGCAATAACAACTCTGTTGTCTGTTAGGTCACTAACTGTAGCAGATGATAGAGTTGTCTCTCCACCAGTAAGTGTAGCACCACTATTAGATGTTATGTTGCCAGTTACAGCAAGGGTAGAACCGTTAAATGTAAGGTTACCACTGTCCTCTAGTTCTCCAGATGTACCAGCAATAACAACACGATTATCTGTAAGGTCAGAAATCTTAGCAGTAGAAGCAACTAGACCAGCACCACCAGAAATATTAGCACCACCGTTACCATCTATAATACCACCAACTGTAGTAATACCAGTTACATTGACAGCAGCAAATGTAGCACCACCAGAACCACCTAAAACAGCGTCAGAAATAGTTTCAAATGTTACCTTACGGTTTGTACCACCTGCACCGTCATCAACAATGAACAAGTCAGCGTCAGCAAGAGTAGTTGTTGCTGTACCACCGTCTATATCAAGAGTTGTGATTGGTGTAGTTCCTGCGGTTAATCCAGAACCAGATCCTGAGAAGGATGTGGCAGATAAAGCACCTGAACTTGAGTTGAATGTTAGATTAGTACCACTCTTTGCTCCAAGATTTCCACTTGCAGCAGTTGCAAATAGTGGAAAACACGTTGTATCTGATGATTCATCAGCAACTGTAATTGTTGTACCAACTGTTGCTGTTGCTGCATTACCACTTGTATCCTGAGTACCAGATGCATTGACACCTGGTAGGTTGATATTAGCAGTACCATCAAAACTTACACCACCTATAGTTCTAGCATTTTGAAGTGCAGTTGCCGTTCCTGCATTACCACTTGCATTACCAGTAACGTTACCAGTAAGGTTACCAATAACACCACCTGTTGCTGTTGTTACACCCGTTACAGTTAAATCAGAAGTAGTTTGTAAAGATCCAACACTAACAACATTACCAAGTGACTTGAATGCCACCATTTCAAGTTCATCACCTACAGTTGCACCTGATGCAAGAGTAACAGTGTTAGCATTTGTTTGAACGTAGTCAGTACCTGTAATCAAACGAGAACCGTTTAGATAACAGTCCATGAAGCCGTTTGTGTAACCAGCACTAAAGGTAAACGCTGTTTGACCTTGAGTAGCAGTTACGGTCTGAGATGTTGTAAAGGTTGTACCAGCAACACCAGTTAGTGCTATCTGTGCAACACCACTAGCTACTGAGAATGAATCAAGACCAGTACCAGTGAACTTGAATGCAGTAACAAGACCAGCATGTCCAGATGCTTGAATTGCACCTACTTGTGCTATAACACCACCATCAGAATTTCTTACATCACCTGCAGTAACTGTTCCACCACCAATATTAAGAGCACTTGCTGAAAGAACAGCAGAGTTATTGATCTTCAATACCTTACCCGAAGCAAGGTTAATGTTCTCAGAAGATCCCCAGTTGTCTCCAGTTGCTTCAAAGTTCCATGTTTTGTCTCCGTCTCCAGAGTCAACGGTTAAACCTGCTCCATTGGCAGCAGCGTCATCTGCAGCTCCAGTAGCAACTTGGAAGTTTTTGTCAGCAATAGTAACTGTAGTAGAATTGACTGTATTGGTTGTACCATTTACAGTTAAGTTTCCACTTATAATTGTGTTATCTGCAATAGTTGTAGTACCACCTGCAGAGTCTATTGTAAGGTTTCCTGATGATGTAGTAACAGTGTTTGCGTCAATTGATACATTATCAATAGCAGCAGCACCTGTAACTGTGAGTGTTGTACCATTAAATGTAAGATTACCAGAATCTTCAATCTCTCCAGCAGTACCTGCAAGTACAACTCTTCCAGATGTTAGATCAGATACTTTAGCAGAAGCAAGTGTTGCTGAATCAATAGAAGCAGCATCTATATTAGCAGTACCATCAATATATAAATCTTTGAACTCAAGACCAGATGCACCTAAGTCAACAGCATTATCTGTTGATGGTACAATATCACCATCAAATCTACCTGTTGGTGTAATAGTATCAGAAGTAGCATTACCTAAGTCTACGTTACCATTTGCAGCAAAAACTCCAGATACATTAACATTACCAGTAAATGTGGATATACCAGATACTTTTAAAGTTGAGGCATCTGCCTGGCTAACTGTACTGATACCAGTTACATTAATACTATTGAAGTTAGCACCTGCACCACCACCAAGGAAGTAATCCTTTAGAACTGAAGCAGTTACTTTTCTATTTGTACCATTAGCACCATCATCAATGACCATTAGGTCAGCATCTGCAACCGTAGTTGTTGCTGTACCACCATCAATATCAACTGCAGCAAGTGGAAGAGTTCCAGCAGTAGCACCAGCAACTGAACCGTTGAAAGAACCTGTTGCTAGAGTCAATCCAGCAGCAGCAAATGTTGAATGAGTAGATCCATCAATTGTAACTACTGCAGTTCCAGTACCACTGTCACTAACTGCAATGTTAGTGTTGGCTTGTGCAATAGTTGTTTGGTCAATTGCTGTAGTAGATGTGTTTGTAATTCTACCTTTAGCATCTACCGTAATGATAGGGATAGCTGTACTTGATCCAACTGTAGCTGCAGTTACTCCTGAGTCTGCTAGAGTAATTGCTCCACTATCACTAGCAGTAGCATCTCCAGATGCAGAAGACCAAATATATTTCTTTACCCTACTAGCAGCACTCTTTCTATTAGTACCACCAGCACCATCATCAACTATTATTAGGTCTGCATCAACTATGTCAGCACCTATATCTGTACCACCGTCTATATCTAATGTGCTAATTGCACTATTACCAGAACTACCTGGGTTAGTATCCCAAGTTAAATTACCACTACCATCAGATTTCAAAAATCCGTTGTTAGTTGCAGCAGCAGGTAATGTATAGACCTGATCAGATCCTATAGTAGCTGGTGCTTTTAGTGTTAGTTTATTTGATCCGTTATTGGTTCCTTCTACAAGGTTCACTCCAGAACCAGCTGTAGTAGTTTCTCTTGTCCAATATCTATGAGAACCAATAAGTTTGTTTGCACCTGTGGTGGAATCTATACCAACATAAAGGTCAAACTTATCTAATGTTAACGCAGGTTCACCTGCTTGCAGTCCAGGGAGGTTTCCAAAATTACCTCTCTTAAACTGAAGAATTGGGCTTGCCATTCGACTGTATTCTTCTTATGTTTATATCACAGACTCATCTTCGGTATATACCGCAAATGACTGTATATACAGTCGAGATTATTTATATTTAAAACGTTCCTGCGTCTAAATCTATCTTGTCGTCTAATGCTTGATCTAAGTAATCTACAGCAGCAGTTGATAGTCCAACACTAGATGCTTGAGCAACTGGAGTAACGTTAGCAGCAGCATTTACTACTTCATCAGGATCTACAAATTTATATGCATTTGATGCAGAATCATATACTAATACCCATCTGTCAGATTGACCTGATGTATTGACATCTTGTAAATTTGCTAGGTCACCCACGCCAGTACCTCCACCTGCTAAAAGAACTTTAAAATCATCAGTACTACCTGTAAGTCTTACTGAAAATGAACTATTACTACCTAGAGATACATTGTAAGACATTATGATACTGTTGGATTAACTAGGCATTGTCCAGTTATTACCTTTTCCTTCTTACCACTGACATCATTTGTAACTATAACATCGTAATTATATCTACCAGCAGTTACAATACCACTTTGAACATCTGTCAAAGATATAGTAATTGAACCTTGGGTTGGATACGCACCAAAAGTAACACCAAAACCTATTGATCCAGCAGAACCTGACCATTTTCTCATCTTTGCAGATAGAGATCTATTAGTTAGATTCAATGCTGAACCATCAGCGTTAGTAACATTGAACTGAGCTTCAAAATCAGTTCCCTGTTCAACTTGAATATTTACTGCTGGAACTGCCATGAACGTATATTACACTATGATTTATTTATTATTAGAGACTTTAGTAACTCTATCTCAGCCCTCAATCCATCTATCTCATCTTTTTGCTTCATACGAACTTGTTTATCGTTCATATATCTCTCATAAGCAGTAGCATCTGTGTTTACTATTGCCCTTGTGTTTAGATCTCTTTCTAAGGAAATATGATTTTCTACCTTTGCTCTTTTCTTTTTCATTTATATGAATATCCTTTAGATGTATCTAATTTTTCTATTTTACCTGGATTAGGTTCAAAAGATCTCCAAGTTTTAGGGTTATTCTTAAAATAAAGCTTCACTTCTGGTTCATTAAGATATTGTTTTTTTAATTTTTCTCGTCCTTTTATATCATCCATAATATCATTAGGATACCTATTACCACTTGGTAAACCATGAATCGGTGGTCCGTGATGACCATAAGACCATTTACCTGGTGTGGGTTCTTTACCCGATCCATAAGGTACAACAGGAATCTTTTTTATTTGTTCTGAGAATTGATTAAATGTTTTCATTAGGCTACTGCTATTGCTCTAAAGTCCAGTAATTCAGGATCTTCTGCTTGGTTAGAAGAAGAGAAATCAACTTTGATTTGGAATCCTGTGAACTGTGGTAAATCATCTACACTAAACTCATACTCTACAAACTGACCATCAAGACTTGCAGAAGTCTTCTTATCAGATTGTCCAGTATTGTTCTTAGTATTTATGACAAATCCAGCAGAATCTAAGTTTGGATAACCAGGGAACAATTCAAATATCTTATCAGTTTCTCCACCACCATCAACTCTTTGAAGTCTATAAAGAACTCTAACATCAGCAGCACCAGGTCTATCTGCTGCAAAGAGAACTTTCAGGCTAGTAGCAGGGTTCTCTAATTTAATTACCTTAGTTAGATATGATAGATCATGTGGATCATCAAGCGTATTTGATCTTCTATCAGTAATATAGTCAGTAACTGGTTTATTGATTCTAGAAGATCTAGTGTTTATAGAACTCTTGAATACATCAATTACTGGAGATACATTAGAATCAGCAGTTGCTATATTCAAATCTAAAGTAAATGATTTAGATCCAGGTAATGATAATACACCTGTTTGTCCTGTTTCATTATCACGAGAAGCAATCATTCTAGGTTCAGTAAACTTTGTAGGTTTATTGAGTGATATTGACTCATAACCCTTATCAACGAATGATGTTTCATTACCACCAATACTTGTAGCAGACAAAGTTCTTACAGTAGCATCTACAGTTGTACCTTCAGGTGAACTGAATGCTATAGCAGGATCAAGAACTTCAAATTGAATATTTGATGATGCAGAAGCTTTATCTCCACCACCATGCTTATCCTTAATAAATTGACCTGCACCAAGTTTTACATGATAACTATCAAGAGTTACTTTATCTTCAAAAGTATTTGTTACATCAACTAAATCATGAGACTTATTGATTCTTCTTAGAGATACACCAGATAATTCATACTTTTGAACAGGGTCATCTACCTGATGTGTTCTAGCAAATGAACCATCAACTGCTCTAGTAATAGTACCACTTAGTATATTAGTACCAACTGAAGTGTAGCTAATAATTTCATCTGAGATTAAAGCATATCCAGGATTTGCTCCACTAACTTGAGCACCCTCAAACCAGTTGAATCCTGTACTACTACCAACACTGATCGCACCAGTAGCACTTACTGCATATCCAACTGTTAGTTTTGTTGGAACACTATCACCACTTACACCAGCAATAGTTGTCTTATTATTAGCAGCATGTAATCCGTGATTTGGATGAGTTACTTTGAAATGAGTTCCATCATATTGATCATTATTTACTGTTACAGAAGAAGGAACAATAGGAGAAATTGTTACTCCATATCCAAGTGATGAATCATATCTCTGAATGAAGTTTGTAGTATCAAAATCTTGACCAGTTACATTAGTTAGAACCAATGCATTTACTCCAGTAGTAACACCAACTGTTAGAACTAAATCTTGTCCAAGACCTTTAGATCCAAGTGCAGCACTAATAGTATCACCAACTTGATATCCACTACCAGTTTGAACACCTTTTACTGTTGCTCCACTAATAGAATTTGAACCAACAGTAACAACACCAACAGCACCAGATCCTTTACCAGTTAGAGTAGTAAAGTTTACTGTACTGTATGTTCCATTTTCATAGTTAGTACCAGCATTTGTGATGGATAATGTATTTGCAGCAGTACCAAGATGAGATAACTTCTCAGCAACAAAACCACTTGCAGTTTTATTATCTTGCTTAATTTCTGTTCCAATATGAACAACAGAACCAGTAGTACCAAGTATAGAGGAATTCAATCCTACAGTTACTCTCTTAGAGAATACTTCGATTGGATTTTCTGGTAACTTATTTTTAGATCCATTTGTATTCAATTCAGGATTATACATCCTTACTGTACCAGTTTCAGTTGTAAACTCTGCTTTGTATGCGTTATACTTCAGATCTTCTAACTGAGATGGTGTCCATGTAGTACCATTCTGAGACTTGAATAATGAACCTTGAGTTGGTTGCTTAGATACAACTACTCTACCCAATTCTGGATTATCTGCAGTAGCAATATCTACTTCACCGATTTGACATATCCATGCTTGATAATCAGCATCAGCAGATCCAATAACCCAAGCATACTCACCTTTTGTAAGTAATACAGGATGTTCAAACTTAAAGTTTGTTGGATCAGTACCATCAGTAGATACATTTACTTGATCTGGGTTCAATATAGATCTAGCACCTTTTACTACTTTATTAGTTGGAATACCATTTTCAACAGATACAATACGAACATCAACAGGTAATGTTTCTGATTTTGTAAAGAAGAAGAAATCAACTGAAGTCAAGAAAATACCAGCATCCTCTTCAACAAAGAAACTCTGTGCTAATGGATCATCATCTTGAGGAGGTTGTACATGAACTCTTTCTATTATTGTAGTAGTTCTCTCAATAATCTCAGTATGATGAATAATAACTGGAGGTGGTATAACAGGAGGAGCAGGTTCTACTCTTTCTAAAGTAGTCTCTGTAATTTGGAATCCTTCTGAGAAGTGATCAGCACCTGTTCTTGTATAGTTTTGACCTATAATAAGATCTTGTGGTTTAACACTAGTAAGAGATGCTGTGTTTGTTCCATTCTGGAATGTATTTGGTGGAATATAATAGCAACCAAGTACAGCACCTAATTCATCACTAATCAACCTAACATTGTTTATTTCAGCTTCTGCACCACTAGTTTCACCAACCAATCTCATACCAGTAGATACAAATCCAAAGAAATTAGCATCAGATTTCTGATTCAAACTAGCAACGTCTACATTAAGAACACTTGTAGTCTCAGTATATGCTGATGATAATCCTACCGAAGAATTATATGGGTTACTTGGGAATGTTATTGTTGGATTATTAAAAGGACCATCTTTATGATTTGGAGTTGCTAAACGGAATCTAATATCAATACCTTGACTACCAGACTGATTAGATACTGCCAATCCACGAACTGCTTCACCAATTTGGAATGCACCCTGTATAGGTGTTACTTCCAATAGTTTGGGTACTGTACGAACAGTATTCTCAATCATATCATCACCAGACCAATAACTGAATAAGTTTGTACCTGGCTTCAAACGAGTAGCAGTGAATTGAACATTCTGCTCTCTCATCAAAGGAATAGGTTCTGTCTCAGAAATTACATCATTATGGAAACCTATGCCACCATCTTCAACTCTATATTGTCTATCAACATATACATCAGAATCAGGATTGAGTGACATAACACCACCCCAGTCTCTGAAAGCATATGGGTTTACACTCTCAACTCTAGTTGCGAATGGTTGATTTCTTTCAAGAATTTCAGTATATTTTAGAGTGACTACATCACCACTCTTTTGTATATTTGGTGATCCTAAATCTGTAGCATACCTTGGATCAACTGTTGGATCAGGAGCACCATCAATACCTGCAACAGTATTAGATCCTAAAAGAAGATCAATACTATCAGTATACTTTCTGGCTACTAATTTACCATCATCAATATCATACTTAAGTGAATCTGTTGTCTTATCAGCAACACTAAAATTATCAAATGGATCAACAACAAATCCATTCTTAAATCTATCAAGACCTGTATCTGGATCTGTAATAACAAGACTATCTGTCTTTGCTTCTAATAATGATAATGAAGTATATTCTTCAAGGTTCTCAATACGATCCTCAAGTTTACCAATATCCTTCATCGTATAACGCTTATTAGCACGGAAGGTAATAGTTACATCCTTCTTAGCATCATAAACATATGGTTTATACTCAACTCTTGCTAATTCAAATGATCCAGAAACACGATCTGGTTCAACAGGTCTTTCAGCAGGTGTACCATTCTTAAGTGAGAAAGTACCATCTGGGTTTACATAAAGTCTATCAATTCTACCAAGATAATGATTATAATCAAATTGAACATTTTCATCAGATACTAATACATTTGGTAATGTCTGTCCACCACCACTGAAATCTCTTGAATCAAATTCAAATGGAGATCTAGTTCCAGAATATGCAGAAACTCTAGGTCTAGTATCAATAACATCAGTATTCCTTACATTTTCATAAGCAGGAACACTACTATACACTTCTTGAGTGTAACTACTTGCAGTTATTAGATCACCTGAATCCTGTGAGTTTATCACAAAATGATCAAAATAAATTTTCAACTGACCTTGTGGTTCTGGGAAGTTTTGTTTTCTTACAACCCTACCAAAATCATAGTATTCAGATCTCTGTCCACTATCAATAGTATAATTCTTTCTAATATTTGGATCACCAGAAACTACAGCTGATAAATTAGCACTAACTCCACTTTCTTGGAAAGTTATCTCTTCAGTAGTTGTAAAGATATTATCATTAGTGAAGATAACATCTACTTTTGTACTACCATTTCTAGCCAAAACTTTTGCAGATGCACCAGAACTCTTACCTACACCAATTTCTCCAACAATAATATCACTATTATCTCCAGAAGGTCCGTTGAAAGATGCTAATGTTAAATTAGGAACAGTAGGAGCACCAGTACCAGATGATTCAAATATAGCATGAACTGCTACTACATCAGGTAAATCAAGTGAAATTTCTCTATCCTGTACACGCTTACCATAGGCATTACTTGGTGTTAAACCATCAGCAACAGATGTACTAACACCACTATAGGAACGACTAGAACCAGTAACAGTTACACTAGTACTCCTTGTAAGAGATTTCTGTTTTGATTTTACCTTACTCTTTTGATGGGTACTATGTACAACCACATTACCAGACTGACCAGCAGTAAGACCAGATAAAGTTACACCTTTACCACCACCTGTCAATACAACTTGATCAGATGTAAGAGTTTCAATAGTACCATTTGTATAGAATACTGAATATCTTTCCTCATCAAATGGAGCATAAACATAGTCAGTACCAGTCAATGATGGTAAGGTCATCTGACCTGATCCATCTGTACTTTGACCAGTATCCTCTTTTCTAACAAATAAAGTAGAATCAGTTAGGTCAACAGATTCCACATTAGGATGTGGTAATTCTGAATATAAGAATCCACTCTTAGAATTTCTAATCTTACTAGAAACAATCTTCAGATCACTAACCGTAACAGTAGATCCTGGTAATGCTTTATGACAAATACCAGATATTGTATGTGGAGCAGCAACTAAAGTAATATTATTATTTGTGGCACTAATAGCATTTACTTTGTTATAAGTAACGTCTGTATTACCACCTTGCTTATATTGTACAATATCTCCTACTTTGAAATGTTTTACCCATCCACTAGTACCACTTGTTGTTACACCACCACTTGTTATACTAAATGAACGACCAGCAAAGTTTTTCTTTACTTCAAGTACAGTATCAGCAGCAAATGTTCTACTAGCAGCAGTAGATCTTACTGATTTTACATCAGACAAATCATACTCAACAACAGCAGTAATTGTTCTACCATTTGTCTCACCATTGATAATAACTTGTTCATCAAGCATAAATTGACCAGAAGTCTGACTCAATGTTACTCCAGTTGAGTTTGATACTGCAGTTCTTAGATAACCTCTAGCACCACTTCTAGAACCTTCTATAACAGCAGGTAATGCTATAGTATGTGCTTGATTAAGAGTTAATTGAGTATCTGTTTGTATATCAAATAGATATAAATCCCAAACAGTTGTATCTCCAGTATATCCAGCATTCTGTACTTTATAATCATATACTCTTGCTCTACCAATACTATTACCTGCAGCATTAGATTTTGTACTACTTAATCTTGCATCTCTAAGATCGACAAAATCAGAAATAGCAGCAGCTAATTTTATTTGAGCACCGTTTAGAGTATTATTAACTCTTAGTTTATTACCAGCTTCAAATGGTACAGCAGCACTTTCAATCTTTTGAGTAGTTCTTGGTTTTTTTACATCTAAGAATGAATGACCAGAAGTTTGAACTTCAAATCCTTTGACATATGCTTTACCAGGACCAACCCTAATATTCATTAGGTCTTTGGATGGTGTATTACCTTCTTCTGTCTTCTGATTTGAAAAGTATGTACCTTGTTGAGAATATCTATCGTTCAAGGATTCTCTTGCTTCTAAATCAAACTTATTGACATAATAGTCACCACTTTCATCAAATGTTCTTCTTGCAAATTCTTCACCAATTACATTGTAGACTGTTCTGTCTATAATTTTCTTTTGAACTCCTTGATCTGTTCTGAAAAGTTCAATAAAATTCTCATCTTGGAAATTATCTAACTCTTTCTTTGTAAGAGATAAACTAATCTTTAGTCTATCTGCACCAGGAGCAGTGTAGTTAGAGAATCCAGCAGCATTATCATATAAACTACCATCATCAACAGCAGTAACAATATCTTCCTTAACGAAAAATCCTACCCTATAAGATGGTTTATTCGAGTATTGATCTAATATAAGAGTTTCTTTAGATACTTCTACAAATGCTCCACGAGCAAAGTAGATACCTCTATTCATAGTAAAGGAACTACCAGTACCACCAGAATTAGAAATAAGGCAGGTAGCAAAGTCACTACCATCACTGATAGTAGTACTTCCGTAAGTAAAATCCTTTAATGTGACTAGGTTTTCACCATCTATAAAATATTGTTTTTCTAAATCTTCTGATGTACTTTCATACTTAATATAAAGAGTAGTATCACCAGTAGTTGATTCACTTGAAGATAATACCTGTAAAACTTTTGCCTTGATGCCAGATGTCTTACCTTTTATCCTAAGACCAACTAATTTGTCGTAATACAATTCTACAGGAACACCAAAAAATGTAGATTCTATTTTGACAAACGTATATTCTTCATCATAATTAAATTTACCAGGAATCACCATGGATCCCTCTTTGAACATATGCTTACCAAACTTCTCTATCTGACCTTGCAGAATAGATTGTAGGGTAGTTAGTTCTCTAGCTTGTACTGGAGTGCCAGGTTTGAATAAGACTCTATTGAAATTCTTCGATGAGTCAAAATCGTCAAAGTATGGACTGACATTTAAATTGGTGTTCTGTGGCATCAGATTAGAACTCTAGGATGATTTTGATATCTTCACGTTGATTTGTTGCTCTTGTAACTTCTGGTCTATTATCAATATAGATGATATCTCCAGAGTATTTTTTGATCTCAGGGTTGGCAAGACCATTTGTATAAGACTGACCAAAGTAGTACGTTCTACTATTTACTGTAGTAGAAACACCAGTGAATCCTGTTTCAATAGACAGAGTTTCGGTTCCAGTTGTAGTAGCAACAACAACGTTGGTATTACCACCTACACCTGGACTACTTGTAAATTTATTTAGAGTGTATCCATAACGAGGAACTGAAGAACCAGCACCAATAGTAGCAAGAGATCTGTCTTGCCAATATTGCAAAGTTTGAGTAACTGAATCGTATCCAATTACCTTACCAATAGCAGTTGTTCCAGTACTAACTGTTTGAGTAATATCACCATCAACCGCTACTGACATAGTAGTTGTAGCAGCACCAGCCAAACGAATACCATAAACACCTGCTCCAGAAGAACCAGTGAAGACAGTAGTACTGTTCCAAACTTGAGGATCTTTTACAATACCTATTCTTGCAAATTGGTTACCAGTAGGAAAGTCTGGGTTTGTTACGTCTGAGTTTTCAATACGTGAGTATATAAGAACTTTGTTAGATCCTAATTCTCTGTATATGTCAGAACCATGTCCACCTGGAGGAGGAACAATAACTGAGAATGATGCACCAGCACCAGTAACAACATCATCTAAGTCTAGTGTAGCAAATGAATATCCACTACCACCATTAGTTACCTGAACAGAAGATGGTTTACCATCAATAAATGTAACTGATGCTAAAGCACCAGATCCATCACCTCTAATAGGTACAGCGTTCTTAGTTCCAGCAAACTGATAAGATGCATTTGCAACATCTTCAATAACAACAGTCTCAATCTTACCATCAACAGCGTTATTTCTAACATCTGCTACATCAGTATTAGTTGCCCAATCAGAAGGTACAGGAATATACTCTGCACTGTCAAACTTTACGATATCGCTAGGTTTGATAGTATAAAGATACTTCCAAAGATATCCATCAGATTCCAATCTTGGTTCCAAATCAGTGTGAACTGGTTCGTCCAGCGAAACGATACCTTTTCCACTGTTAGATGGAGATGCACCATTATAAATGCACTCATAAACCCTAAAGTCTGAGTTCATCACATAGTAGTTGGCATTATATAAATTAGACGCACTTGTCTGTGGTGTTAGATTACTAACACTATAATCATGACGATACATCTCATAGATGGTTCCACTTGTCCAAGTGATTTTTCTTATCACTCGTAAAACATCTGTTGAGTTTATCTTTTTAGCAGATATAAGAGTATCATATATGTTGTCATGCTGATCAAAGTTGTCTGTAGGAGCTGGAGTACTTGTATTCCAGTCTGTAGCAACCTCGGTAGCATTTGGTAGACCAATAAAAACGTAAAAACTATTGCTGGCGTTTCCTATTCCGCTAACAAAATTTGACGCATTTAAGACTCTTATCTGATCAGTAATGATCGCTGGCATTATACTTTGAGACTTTTGGTGTTATTTATGTATAATCTAGAAGTAATTTATCTGTCCTTTGAACAATCGGTGCAGTTGAAAGTCCAGTTAGACCATTAGTAGTTGTACATCTAAAGGTAGTACCTATTGCACCACCTGTTAATTTTGCCCAACTATATGATCCATAATAAGCACCTACACCTGATGTAAGACCTGTAAATACAAGTCCATGATTAGTTTCAACATTGACATGAACTCTCATAGTTTGACCTGCACCAATAGGTGCAATATGAGAAACTTGGTACACACCATCTAAACAAGTAGTTGCTATACCAACTGTTGTTGCTCTAGTTTGAGATAGAGCAGTTGCACCCGTTCCGACATTAGATCTACTAACAACAAAGTAATCACCAGTTGAAATACCTGTTTTTGTAGTATTACCATACTGGTTTTCTCTTATTGGAGAATTATCTGGTATATAGAATTCAAACTGTATAGCTTGAGCACTTACTCCAACTCCAACAATAGATCCCTCATCACCCGAAATATTCGCATTAGATAGATCTTTGACTGGCATTGAGAACGTAGTAGTTCCAAAACCAGTATTTGCAGCATCCTCATCAATAATTCTTATATTGAAATCAGTAGCATTAGGAGCCTCAGTATATTTGAATGCTAAAGCACCACCATCAGTGTATATGTCAGTATGATTAGAAGCAAGATTTCTAATTATTCTTGTAATTGGAAATACTCTACCTTGATAAAGATCTCTAGACTTACTTACTACTACACCATCAATAAACTTATCATTTTGCTGTTTACTCCAAACAACAGGTCTTACTGGAGTTGGTGATGCAGTTATACCCTGCCCTTTATAAACATTAGTTTGCAAAGTATCTCTTGCTATAGTTTCTCTGACAACTCTAGTATCTTGATCTAAGAATGTTGGGTTTGAAGGACTATTAAGTATCTTCAAATGGTCACCTCTCTTAATCAATTCAAGAGCAGTCAATGTAGCCATATCAGCATCAGTTCCTCTATAGAAAAGAATTTGCATAGAAGATCCTTTCTTAGGCGGTTCTGTAAATTTCAACTGAGTACCACCATTGAATGTATATGCTTTACCTGGTTTTTGTAAAACATCATCAATGAATATCAAAAGAACTTGATCTAAATCAATCAGACTTCCTTCCAATGACTCAATACCCATTGGTTCTCCATCTTCTTTCAAGGTAAATACCTTTTTCTTATCATCAAATTCTTCAGATAAATCATCTAAAATTTGTAATTTACCAAATATCCATCCAGCAAATTCATCATCCTGAACATCACCAACAGTCCATACAGCAGGTTGGAAATTACTACCAGCAGTACGATCTGTAGGTATACCAGCAATAGTAAGTTGCTCACCAGTAGTAAATCCATATCCAGGATTAGTTAGTGTAAATCTACTAATACTTTGACCAACACTAACACTTACTGATACAGATGCACCTATACCAGTACTATTAGCATGTGGTACTAATCTAAGATCATCATAAGCAACAGGTTCATCAAACGCAAGAGAAGGTACACTAGTCCAAGTATATCCTACACCTGGAGTATTCATAATTACACTTTCTATATGTCCTTCTCTAACAGTAAATGTTCCTGCTGCTCCAGTAGTAGGATTACCACCCCTAACATAGACTTGATATGTAGAAGGTCCATTTGTATATCCAGTACCAGTATACCCCATAGAAACTGTAATAGTACCTAATCCAGATACAACTGCTGTACCTATACCGTGAGTGGGTGCTTGATATCCAAAACCTTCACTATTTCCAATAGAAGCAATTATACCTCTTCTTGGTAATCTATTTTGGTTTACATCTACTGTACTATAAGACTCAGCAACATAATCTAGGTTAGCATTACCAGTAAATCTAACTGATGTTATACCAGGACTAGGACTGCTAAGAAAATCATAATCTACATCTGGTTTTTGAAATATATTATTGATTAATAAAGCACCATAATCAGTAGTAATACCGATAGTATTAGCTCCATCACTCTTTAGAGTAAATGTCTTACCTATACCAGTAAAATTTTGGGATAAGTCATCAAAGATAACATTATCTCTATAGTCACTTCTAATAAATGATCTTCCTTGGAAAGAACTACCACTAACTACATCAGCTACTAATAAAGTGTGTGTACCAATACCAGTAGTTGTTAGTGTAATAGCATCATCAGTCAATGCTTTTGCTTTAGTTTCAGCAAATCTAAAACTGTTAGTTCCAAGCTGAATAATATAATAATCGTTGTTAGCAACTAATGGTGCAGGTGGATCTAATGCTCTTATTTTTACCTTAGTTCCTGTTTCAAAGAATTGAGTTAATGCAGCAAATCTATTAGCAGATACATCAACAGAATCGGATGACACTCCAACAGATTGTCTAGTTCCACCAAAAGGAACATCTACAAAGTGAATTTTATCTTGAACAATATTATAATCACCAAAAGTAAGTTCTACAGCAGTACCAGGTGTATGTGCTGTTTTTACACTACCTAACCACTCACGATCAACTAACAAATTATTAGTTTGTCCACCATATCCAACAACCTGTATTCTCATATATTCATCATCTATTTTTATAATATCATACGCTTTTATTGGAGGATCAGTAACACTCCAAACATTTACTTGTCTATTTTGAACACTGACTACTGTAGTTGCTGCACCAACTCTTGTATATAATGGTGCTTGTATTACATTATCAATAGAAAGTACTGCTTTTGTGTTTTTCTTAGTTGTAGAGAAAGAATGAGTTACACCTACACCAACAGTTGTTATTCCTATAGGAGTACCAGCTTTAGCTAATGCATAAGTTGCAGCAAGTTTTATCTTATTTTCATTTACCTTTATAACAAATACATTTTGAGGTAATGTAGTAGCAGCACCTACACCCGTACTCGTATGATCAATACCTATAGCACTACCATCAGCATGATACACTACTTCTTCACCAGTAATATAAAAATGATTAGGAATTACTACAGTATCAGATCCTAAAAGAACCTTATTGACATCAGAAGCATCAAATTCTTTATAGTAAAGAGGATCACCCTCATGGGTTAAATTAAAACTCTTCTGGAAAGTTTCTGTTTCCGAGTTGAATATTTTGTTTACTGATCCTAATGTGAATGACATTATAGGGTTTTGAGATATTTAGATTGTAATAACAACGTCATTAGCAACGTTATCTGGTTTGTCAATACGCAATTCGTATAATCTAACCACATATGCTTTATTAGCAGCAGGAGTAAATTCTACTACAACATTAGAAGCACTTAGAGTTATACTTGTATTGAGTATATCTCTTCGTTTATCTGCTGGAACAACATAGTTAGTAAGGTTATTATATTTACTGAAATTTGCATTACCAGCATAAGCGTTTACTACCATATCAAATGATGAATACTTATTATCAGTTGTATTTTCAACTTCTACATGATATTTGATAGAAGTGTAATTGGTATATGGTTTGATAGCAACTATATTTGCAGCAGGTGATGCTGATGCAGTAATTGTCTTTTTAGATGCATTCAATTCAGTATCACCAACATCAATACTCATAATATTTCCACCAACCGATGCAACTGTAGTAGCAACACCAACTAACGTAGATAATGTTTGAATAGTCACCCCAATTCCAGCTACAGGTGTATATTTGTAAGAAACAACATTACTTGAAGCATCCATAGTGAATATACCCATTGTTGTACCAAATCCAACATTACCATAATCAGTAAATACAACATTATTAGCACCGTCAACTAACCAGTTATACTCTTCAAATTCTCTATTATTGATACCATTATGAACAAGAACTATTGAACCACTTTTGAACTTAGTTGTATCAACATCCTGAATTACTGTTGTAGCAGGTGATCCAGAAGGAGCAAAGTAAGAAGAAATTCCAGTCTTTTCAACATGTGCATATGAAGTTTGTCCTATAGCAACAGAATTACTAATAGACTCCTTATAGAAAGTAACATCATAAGTGTATGATGAGTTATATGGAAAGAATGAAACTGCTACTAAACCATTTTCTAAACTACAAGTAAATTCACCCAAATCAAATGCATCAGATAAATCTGAATATTGGTTGATACGCACTTCATTATTATTGTGAATAACTACAAATTCACAATACTGTGTAGCGTTATAAGATATTCCTAATGAAGTATCCAATACAACTTGAGCAAAATACTTGATTCCACTAAAGTTTCCTGCTGACCAAGTGTCAATTTCTACTGCACGTAATATATCTGGATCACTGTAGAATTGTGGTGAGATATCATCTATTTCCAATACTCTATTAGTTTTACAAACTAAAGAATCTCCAAATCTAGAATGAGAAAATACAACTTGATCACTAAAGGTTTCTGTACTATTTGGAATTTCATAAACTGTGTCATAATCATGTCTATCATATACTCTTGCACTATTATCAATTAGTACAACAGATGTTGTAGCACTACCAACTGTTTTTACAGTTGCAATGGTTCCTAAACCAACAGGTGCAGATGGTACAAGAAGATCAGAATGTTTCTTGAATCCACCAGGATGTGCTAATGCATCAACTGGTTCGCTCCAAGATGAAATACCAACCAAACTCTTCAATGAATATGCAAAGTTTTGATAGTAATCACTATCTTGTGTTCTCTGATAGAATTCATTTAGTTTACCAGTATCCTTTTCCCAACCATATGGTTTCTCTATAGAAACACCAGTATCAAAAGAACCAGAATATGAAACCATATCATCAATAGTTCCACCACCATTTGATACTTTTCCTACTATAGAATCACCAGTATTGAATCCAACTAAACTATCAACACGTAATGCATTTCTAGTTTTACCTTCACCTGTAATAACTTGTGCTTCATTATTACCAGAATAGACTATCTCATTATCAATAAATTGACTTTCAGTTAGAGTAAGATTGAATTGAGGAAGACTTTTCTTATTAATTACAGTACCATAAGCAGCATAATCATGAACACCTGGATCTGATGGAACATCATATGTAATAATTGCCTGATTCACAGTACCAGGATTAGTTGTAACACCAGTAAGAGTGAAGTATTGATAATTGTAATCAGCAGAATTATATCCAGTTCCTGTACTTACTCCAAGATTTTCTACAAAGACTTGATCACCAACAGTAAATGGAAGACTCATTGATCCAAATCCTGAAAGTGGAGTCTTTAGTCTTAAAGTAACTGTTGGATCAGAATAAGTTGCAGTAATAATTCCAACACCATTTGTATTATCAATAGCAATAAGTTGAGCATCACCTCTACTTAAATTTCCACCACTTCTAATAATCTTTACATTACCAACTCCACTACCTTCTAATTCAGCATTGAATACTGCATTGGGATTGACTAAATTTGTTTTTGAGTTATAAAGTATTAGATTAGGAGCACTTAGATAATTACTACCAGATGATGTAATTCCAACAGTATCTACAGCAAAGTTATCTCTTAAGAATATAACATTAGGAACTGTTGCTTGAGGTTTTAGAGTTTTATCTGAAGAATAATCATACCCAAATTCAACAATATCATTCTTACCTATAATTCCAATATTATCTCCTTCTGCTTTCAAAGAAGCAGTAGAACCTGTAGTAGAAGCAACTGAAACTAATGGAACATCAACATAGGAAGATCCTCCTGAAGTTAGTTCTACTTTACCTACAGGACCAGTTGTATTTTTTGATGTTGTATTATATCTAATATCTGATGTAGTATCATATCCTACTCTTTCTGGTACTTCAAATATGTTATATTTGAAAGTATTTGCTGTTACAGTAACAATACCAGTTCTAGAATTGAATTTACTAGAACGTACATTAATTTTTGAATAATCTACAATATCATTATTAATCTCAATAATCTTACTTTGATTTGGTGAAGTAAATTTATAGTAAAGAACATCTGGAACATTTTCAGTAAAATGAACTATCTTCTTAGCAAGAGCGTTACCTGGTACACCAGTACTTGTTATTTCTAAAGCAGATTTTCCTGATCCTACAAATGACTTTTGATATTTCTGATCTAAGAAGAAATCTAATCTGAAATCTGATAATGTAGATGAAGATAGATCAAATTCTAACTTATCTCCAGTTGTAACATTGATTGGTGGATTTATTGATGCTCCAATACTTACATACCTATTACCAGTATCATAAGTAGCAACCACAGAACTAGTAGCAGCAGATACTATACTCAAATCAATAGTATCATTTGCTCTCATTGTATGATTAGCAGCAGTTGCAACTGTTACATCTACAGACCTAAGAGAACCTGTTACATTACTTCGTTGTGAAGTGAAATAATGAGTATTTCCAATTCCAGTATTGGAATCAAACATTACTTGTTGTAGATCAGAACTAATACCAGCAAGAGTAGTAACTACACCAACTTTATTATTATCAATAACCTTAATATAAACATTTGGTGGTAAAGGACGCTTGAATGAAGAACTTACACGCTTCATAGCATCAGTTTGATATGTTATAGAAGATCCAGCACCAGGACTATATGATACCTTTTCACCATCTCTAAATGAATGTCTTGGTAAGAATATTGTTCTTGTTGGTATAAACTGATTACCAAAATCTTCAGTTGCTACAGTATATCCAATACCAACACCAAAGGTTAGACCAATACCAACATCATGATTATTATCAATTCCACCACCTCTAAAGTATTGAGTTATTTCTGATTCGATAAAAGAATCTACTGATGGTGTAAATGTAAATTCTCTTTCTAATCTTACAATAGAAGCACCATTTGTATGTGCAGCAGCAATAGTACCATCATATTTTCTTATAAGATCTAACTGATTCTGTAAACCATCAAGTCCATAAATTTTGAATTTTTCTGCATCAATTTGTATTATATCATTTACATTGAATTTGGTAACAGCATCTTGTATACGAACACTAGTAGTAACACCAACATTCAACATTGCAGTTCCAAGACCAGAACTTACTTCTCTTACCGCAATTTTATAATTACCTTCTAAACCTTTATATGTTGCATCAGATATACCAAATACACTAAGTTGAGTATCATTAGGAAGATTATGAGGTATAGTTGCAATACCAGTAGCTACTTTACCATCAAATGAAAACTTGACATTATTTTTAGTGGTTATTGTAGATGTAATTGAAGAAAGTTTAGGACCAACTATCTCACTTACTTTACCTATAGCACCAAATCCCTTAGTATCAGTATTATCAAATACTAAACTATCACCAACATTATAATCATCACCAGATTCTACAATATTGACTTTATCAATAGAACCATCCTTTATACCAACAATTTTAGATTTGGTTTTAGTATTTTTGTTAGAATTTGGTATAAACTCGTAAGTATTAGTCTTATGAGCATCTGTATTTCTAATAAGATTCAATTTGACAGGATCTAATGCCTGATTAGAATCTAAAGCAAGGTTAAATGTTTCTAACTTTGAATTATAAGAATCTCCAATAACATATGGAAAAGTAGGTTTCCTTACACCAAAGAAAGGACTACCAGAGTTTCCATCAATTGCATCCTCAACGGTAGTGTAATATGCATACACTCCATTTGGATATTCTGGAGTAACCGCAAATCTACCGTTATGAGGATCTAATTGACCCAAATTAGTAATATATTGATAATCTTCAACAAAGAACCCTGAAGGATACTGTGATGTTGGAGGACCATCAACTCTAGGTACAGTAGTATAACTAGATTTAATATACTCTAATCCACCACTACCATCATTACCTTTATATGCATAAGGTCCATATATCGGATTTCCATCATACGCATAACCCAATATTGGTGAATGTTCTACTCCAGAATCACCAAAGAACGTTCTAAGATCTCTAGGAACAAAATAGTTGACATATGGATTACCTATGAGAGTACTCTTAGATACCTCATAGAAACCATCATCTTGTAACATGTCACCAGATCTTGCATGTCTTGCAACCTGATTGACAGTCCAATTTTTAATATTACTTGAATATATTGCTCCGCTACCAGGTGTTTTTGCAGAAACTGTTGTTTTAGCTTGAGTATATCCTGCTCCTTTATCGATCATAGTAATATCAACGATCTGCCCATTAGATACAACTGCTTTCGCCTTTGCACCAACACCATCACCACTTATCTCAATATCTGGAGTACTAAAGAATTGTTCTCCACCATATTTGATTATAACTTGATCTATTTGACCATTTACAATAAATGGTTGTAAAAATGCTTTTGTACCAACAATAGTATCAATAAGAGGTTCAAAGTCGTCATTTATGACCGTAGAACCGAACTCATTACCAGACTTAGTAACATAAACTGAAGTAACACTTCCTCTAAGGACTGGGGTTGCTTTTGCGTTCGCAGTACTAATACCTTGTCGTCCTTCGATGGAAATCGAAATAGGAGGATCTTGAAATATTTGTTCCCCACTACCTGAAGTTGTAAATTTGACATAATCTGTAAGGCTAGTAGAAATTGATACTCTAAACTCATCATCAGTAATCTTTACAACATAATATTCTTTATTGTTGGTCAAACCACCAATAACTGCAGTTTCAGCAGAGTACTTTACTATATCACCAGAGTTAAATCCATGATCCTTTATTCTAATACTATCTGTAAATGAACTTACTCCAACAGTAGATTGCGTATTTGCATACCTATTCTTAAATAAACCAGGATTCTCTACTAAAATTTTATCAACCTTTGTTCTCCGAAGAGAAGTACTTAGCGTATGTTGACCACCACCATTACCTGATAATGGAATTGTACCAATACCTAAAAGAGCATTTGTTTGAGAATCCGCTAAATGAATCTCACTATCATTCAATTTTACAACATAATACGGAGAATTATCTACAAGATTACCAGGTGTTGTACCAATACCTATAGCATCAGAACCACCTGTATTGTAAATAACCTCTTCACCATCCTTCAATGCGTGTGGTGCTTTGAATACTAAGCGATCAGTAGCGGTATTTACTACTCCTCCTGTACTAGAACTATCAAAAGTTACTACATGAGGAACAATCTTCATCTTTGGTTTCAAGATTGCGGTAGTATCATTTCCACCAATTGCTCTTACTGTTGGTTCTTCTTCATAATCATCACCTTCAGTATCTACTAATACTTCAGTTATACTACCTTCCATATTAGCAATAACAGAAGCACCAATACCAGTATGACCTTCTTGAACAACAGCTAACCTTGGAGGATTGATAACATCATATCCAGATCCTTGGTTTAGAACTTCTACAGTTTCTAGAGGACCATAGAATACTTTATCCGTTGACTTGTAAGAATATATTTCTACACCATTCGCAAATAGACCAACTCCACCCTGAACCGTTTTAGTCTTAGATTCACTAAACTCAGGTACTGGGAATTTTCTAAGTAACTTTTGAGCACCTATATCACTACCAAATACATTCTGAGGGGTCAGGAAGTGGGTACTAATACCACTTAGGTCAGATACTGCAACTGAAGTAATATACTGCCCTCTACGGACGTTTTCAGGGGTGTATGCTAGTGCTAATGTATTATCATCAATTCTCTTGACATAATATGCTTGATTTTCTTGCAAATTATCAAGTTTATCTCCAAATTTAGAATTATATACAACTAGTTCACCATCATGATAATTATGGTCAGTAACAGTGAAAGTGGTCGAACTTGTTGTAAATCCAACAGTTGTAAATTCCCTAATTCTCTTTTGTGGGGAAATATTCCAATGAGGAAAACTATTAGATGATACATATACATCATTTCCATCAGAATAAGTATTCTGAACATCTGCTGCAATACCACGATTTGTTTTTAGTTTTCTACGAATGAAATATGTTTGAAGTAAATCAAGACGAGGAGAGTTTACCTCAATTCTTTTTGAAGTAGGAACATTAGTAATTGTAGCTTCAGTTATTAGACCATCTGGATTGATTATTTCTATCTCATCATTCAAATATAATACATGCTCACCTACAAGATCAAATCTATATGTTTGAACTGCAGGTGGTGGTGTGATAACCTGATTTGGGTCTGTTAATGAATTAATTTCTAAAACATTATATTTTGTAGCAGTATTAGAAATCCATGATGTCCATCTTAGGTCTTTCTGTTCTATACCTAAAGAAGTTATATCAACCGCACTATTCTTCTGTTGATTATTTGCAGTTCCTACAAACTTCTGAAGAACCCCCAGAATATTCATAGTTACAGGTTTTTTTACATCACCATCTTCATATGAATACGCAATAGTACCAGAAATTACAGTAGATCCAATACCACAAGGTGCAGTAAGTGCTGTTAATCCAAGAAACTGCGTATAGTTCTTATCAGTATATGATAGTACACGATCTTCAAACCGCAAATTACCAGCAGTTGAGAATCCAATAGTAGTATCAACATCAAGAATAGTTGTACTTATACCTGCAGATTTAGTAACAAATGTTTTTGAAGTTTGTACAAATGTACCAACTTGCGTACCTTTAGATATACCAATCTTATAATATGACTTATTATCGATTACTGCACTCTCAACTCTGAAGATAGATCCGCTATTTTCTCCCTGTATAAGAGATTGACCTTCTAATTTTATAGGATTACCTGTTATTGCTTCACACAATACAATATCTGCTACGATATAATCCGCATCAGAAGGTTTCATCATAAATTTAGAAGGTTGAATCATCTCAACCTTCTCACCATATAACCCACCGAATAATATTTTGAACGCTTCTTCTGTACCTTTTGACTTATAAAAATCTTTTGCCTGTCTAATAAAATTAGACTGATTTATTTGACTATTGAGTTTTCTTTCAGAAAAACCAGGTAATACTTGCTTCTTTAACTTCTTCAGATACTCATTTAGAAAAACATTACTTAGATTAGTAACCCTAGTCTCTGCTGCGTGAGTTGCTACACCAGTTTGAGTAAATGTAAGACTTTCTGGTTCATTAGTTTTACTATTATTCTCAATACCACTAAACCCACGCACACATCCTATAATGGAAGTTGTGCCAATACCTGTATAAGTTATTATTTCATTATTGATCTTTATCAAACCCCATTTTTGAGGCAACCCTTTTGTAGAATCTACGTATATTGTTTTTTGACTAGCGTTAGTATATGTTGTAAGTGATGTAAATCCTGTTAGATTTGTATTATTCAAAAAGTCAAGACTTTTATATTCATTTAAATTATCCGCAAGATCTACTACGCCACCTTGAAATTCCTGAGAGTAATAATACTGCTCTAAAAATTCTACAAAGTTTGGATTTTCTTCAGAAATAAACTCAGGTATCTGATCCTGAACAATTTCATTGATCTTGACTTTAGTTATTGAGGTTTCAATCATTTATCGTGTCTTACTACCGTTTTGGTAACTAGATTGTGGATTGTACCTTGTGCCAGATGTATTAGCACCAGATGCTATAGAGTCTTGTCTCATATAGAAATTACTCTTAGACACATCAAATTGTAGATATAATTCCTTACGTGCTAATACATCATTAGACTCTGGAATTGCTTGAACTTCTACAAGGTTATCTGGTTGTGACGTTGAGGTAATATTCACAGTATCTATAATGATTTCACCCTTCTTATAATCAACACTACCAAAGGATTTAGAGATAATTTTTATATCCGAAGAAGATATAACTTGAAATAGGAATAGATTACCTTTATCACCACTAACATATTCATCTGAGAAGTAAACTGTTCCTTCTGTTCCTGATATAGTAAAACCAGTAGATTTTACGTTATACTTAGTATCTCCACGATAGAAAGTATTGTCAAAACACAATTCATACTGTGCAAATTGATTTATTTGAGCCTGTAAATCTCTTCTTATCCTTATAGTTGTAATATTCGATGTAATAGATGTATTTACACTATCAATCAGAGACAATATTTTACTATACTTGAATCTACCACCAAACTTATTCAATTCTGTACCACCAGCAAATGAAGTCAATGCAGATATTACATCAGATTTCAAGTTATCAGGATCACCTATAAAGTTTGAGTTATAGTAAACATAACTATCAATTTCAACATATAAGAATTTCAAATCTACAAATTCAGGAACGATACCTGCAACAGAATAACTCTTCAATGAAGATAAAATATCCTTCTTAGTAAAGTCTGAAAGGAAATTACCATTTCTAGGTTTTGCAGCAATAAAAACTTTTCCATACTGAGGAGGTTCTAAATCCTCTCCACCATAAGCACTTACCGTTTCAATATTAGGATAAACAGATGGAAGAATTGCTTCATAATCTGATGCTGTAACTGCCCTGTGTTGAGACGCATATCGCCTTGGAGCGTAATATTTGACACTCTGTAGGGATTCTATATTATCACCATTCTCAGATGGTTTATTAGTTACTAAGAATGGAACAAAATTACTAATTACAGCACCATCCTGATCTCGTATAGTACCAGCAAAATTGAAATCTCTAACACCATTACCATCAGCTCCATCAGTGCGAATATATGAAACTTCAATTACATTTCCTGCATCTAATTTATTACCAAAAACACCATCTCCAAATAATAACTCATACTTCTCATCAGATGTCTCTTGTAAAAGATATATGTTAGATGTAGAAGTTATTCCTAAAATATTGTCTACTAACTTATATTCAGTTTCTGTTGATGAAGCAGCATTTTCCCTAATTGAAACTCTTATAGTAGATGTATCAATGTGATCATTAGGAAGAACATATCTCTGATTATGAATACTTGAATCAACTTCAAATTGTCTTTCTAAAAACTGACCTTGGAATACTTCTAAGACACCTTCAGCAGTTCCATTTGATACTGTTCCAGTAAGTTTTTCGGGAATAGAAAAAATAAAATTTGTACTTGATACCCTACCATTGGATATTATACCTGGTTGGAATTCTATTGTAGTAGCAGTTGTTGAAATTCCTGTAATCGTATAATCTACTGTTGCTTTTGCTGCTCTTCTAGATCTAGGTACATATCCAATATTACGTGCTAAAGATACTACATTCTCTCTTATAGTAGCAGAATCAATAAAACCTTCATTGATTGCCATGTTCGTATTGAACGCAGTCAAGTAAGTATTATATGCTAAAGTATTGACTATTACAGACAGGTTTGAACCTTCAAAGTCAAAATCAGAGAAATTACTGTTTTGTCTTAAATAATCCTTTATTGAGACCTTTATGTCCTCAAAATTCAGATTTGTGTATTGTTGTAGTGCCATTATAGCCTAGTTGGTTCTAAAATGAACGAAATATTTTGTGGTGGAGCAGATAATCCAATAATTAGATACCTAATAACAATATCCAAAGCATTACTATCTGGCCTCGAATTGACAGTAACTTTGTCTAATAGTACTCTAGGTTCAAAGTTAGTAATAACAGATTCAACTTCCATTTTAATTGGATTGGTAAAATCATCAGTTGATAATTCAAACAATGCATTAGATATCCTAGTGCCAATACGAGGATTGAAAAAAACTTCTCCAACTCTAGTACGTACTAAATTCTGAACAGAACGTTTTATTGCATCCTCATTTTTTAAAGGAAGAATATCATTAGTAATAGGATGTCGCTTGAAAGAAAGTGAAATATCCTTAAATCCTTGCGAAGTTTGTTGAACTGGCACTTTCTACTACAATCTCCGTATATTTATCTATTTAGAGCATAAAAAAGGGGGTCTTGCGACCCCCCCTTTATTGAACCAGAAGACTATAGAGATACTCCGTAGCCAGTTTGTCTGTCGGAATCCTATTCGTCCTCAATATCGTAGCCCAGATACTCAACTCGTACATCATCAGGATGGGGAGTTCCGACTTGATAGAATTCATCCGCAAAGTCTTGCGTGATATCTAACATTTCGTCTTCAGAAATTGAAGAATGAACTTTTTTATCCCCAACGTATATATCATACTTTTCTGCCATTGTAACAAAGCTTGATCATTTCTGACCTATCTATATAATTCTTGTTTTCTCATGTCCTACACGGCACTTAGGATCGCACCAAATTTCAAATCCTGCTTTGATAGCATCAAGACAGAAAGAAACATCTTCACCGCACATATCCTGAACTTCACCCGATTCAAACACCTGCATTTGAGGTGCAAACCAAGGATACTTCATCTCTTCATGTTCAAATACACCTTTCTTGATTAGTAACCAACCAAAACCAGAATAGTCAACAGTGAATGGTTTTCTTCTCTTCTGTATGCCATCTAACATCTCATGGTTCATAACTCCACCATTTTCTTTGAAGTCATTCTCTTCTAACCAATGAGCAACAGATGTAGTCTTACCATCTTCAGTACAATACCAACCAGCAGCAATATCTTTTTGCATCCATAGGATTCTATAGAAGTTCTCTAGGTTGAATACAATATCACTATCAATCCATAACTGATAATCATACTGTAACTTACCATCCCAAGGTAATTGATCTGGTCCACGCAATACATTTGCACCTAAACACTTACAACGGGCAAAATTGACCATTGATGAATAGTCTTGAGATATCTGTATACTAGCTCCATTTTGAACTAACTCAAAACACAACTGAACGAAATTCTTCAGAAAGATGTATGAAACTCCTCTGCCTGGTAAACAAAAGACTATGCTCTTGCCTTTTAGAAGTGGCTTTGCAGCCTCAATGCTAAAACCATCATCACTTTTTGTGGGATTATTAGACACCACTTTAAATCCTTTTGCCATACCGAAAACACTTTTCAATATTATAACATCTTATTTAGAATACGTCCACAGAGTACTTTTTAGAGAATAATTCTGCATCACTCCAGTCATTGACCATAGGTTTACCACGAACATTCAAAGATGTGTTCAGTAGCACTGGACAACCAGTACGTTCGTACCATGCCTCTAAGATTGGTCTGAGGATACTATTTGAGGTTTCTGGTACTGTTTGTACTCTTGCACTGTTGTCCACATGTAAACAGGCAGGTATATCGTCTGAACGAGTGCATTGATAAGTATAAGACATATAGCGAGAATGGTCAGGCATATCAAAATAATCGTGACAATGCTCTTCCAGAATAGCAGGAGCAAATGGTCTGAATTTCTGTCTTTGCTTGATATCGTTAACGAGGTCTTTGGTTTGAATTTCTCTTGGATCCGCAAGTAGACTTCTGTTACCAAGAGCCCTAGGACCAAACTCTGCACGACCATTTGCAACACCAGCGATTTTATTTTTGAGTAAACAATCAACCACCTTTTTCGGATCGATCTTCCTACTGATGTTATACCCCAAATACGGGGTGAACTGTGTTTTTCCACCATAAGATAATAATGCTGCTCCTAAAGCACCTCCTGCATCGCCTGGGTTGGGCATAATCCAAAGATTGCACCTTTCCCTAAGTTTGGTGTTTACAACACAATTTAGGGCAACTCCACCTCCATAACAAATATTATCGCTATATTCCTTTGCTTTGTCAAATATTATCTCCAATTCCTGTTGTAAAATTAGTTCTGCACTTTTTGCAACATCATATACTCCATGAGGAATATCCTCTTTACGAATACCCTTATGATTGTTTCTATGTAAGAAACGCTCAACAATATTCATATAAACAGGTTTTCCAAACGCTGCCATACCCATGAAGATATATTCTTCGTCTAAGGGTTTTAGACCTGCCCATTTGGTCAATGCACTGTACCAAAGACCAATAGAGTTAGGATAACGTCTAGACCATACCTTTTTGTATTCTGCCTTACCATCGACCATTTTAGCAGTCCAAATAGAAGAACAATCCCATTCTCCTATACTATCAACAACTACACATGCTGCTTCATCAAATACTGATGTTTGAAACGCTGCTGCAGCGTGAGATTTGTGATGATCGTGATATTCAGTTGGATCTAGTGTTAAAAGTCTTTCTGTTCTTACAGTTTCGTATTGTCCAGCAAATAACTGTCTAGTTTTCTTCAACCATGGTTTTTCATAGAATGCAATCGTATCTCCACGATTTTCTAATCTAGCATGAGTGATAGCAGTTACATCTAAGTCTCTATCATGCTTCTTCTTTGAATAACGTTCTGAGTGGGTTGCAAATGCAATTTTATCGTCATTGACGACTGCAATAGCAGCATCATGAAACCCTTCGCTAAAACCAATCATAATAGTTTCAGTATATCATTACAGATCAATATATGACCTAATCTACTCGGATGTCCACCTGGTGAAATTCTACCGTTTGCTCTTGGATATTTCATTTGATTGAGTTGTAAATCTATCGGCAATTCGCATTTAGGATCTATCGAAGTCATTACGTGAGGAATATTTAGAAGTTTTAATTTGTTCTTGATAAGATAAAAGAATAACTTTTCATCACTTTTACCAAATTCATCTTGATATATGTCTTCATAATAAGCATCCCACCAATCAACATCATCACACATTATACCACTAATAGACTTGATTCTACCAATCATACCAAACAAAACTCTTTCCCACTTTGGACTTATATCAGGATTTACTAATTGTTTTTGAATATATGGTGGTATTTCTTCTCCATTCTCAATATAAGTATCTTTTACTTTTTTTATTTTCAATTTAGCAATGTTACCACCTTTATCAAAAAACTCAGTTCTCAAAGGATATGTAAATTGAACAAATACCCGATCAAATTGAGATAAATCTTGTTCCATGAAAATCCTAGCAATAGAATGATTACTACCACCTTCTATAGACAAATTTACTTCTTCAGCATTACATCTTCGTGACAAAAGAGAACTAAATCGATATTTTGAATATTCAGTGTATTTTCCTGATTCAGTACCGTGTGTCCAACTATCACCTAGAAATAAAAATCTCATAAATCCTCTTTGCTATCATTTTATGACCTTCATCTGTTGGATGACGGGTATTATCTAATGGAAAGTCAATATCCCATAGATTTAGATCAAATTTCTTCGATTTAGTGTATTTTTCTGCTGTTACCATTATACATGGAATATTTGCAACTGAGAAATGATCTCGGATTCCAGTAAGTGCAAAGTCTTCATGTAATTGACCATATTCATCAGAATACACTTCACCATACCAAGTTTGCCAAAGTTTTTTTATCCATCCAGTAATATTCTTGTGATTGAGTTGTGGAGACACTTCTATCCATTTTCTACCATTAAAAAACTCAGTCCTGGAGGGTGATGTCAGTTGTACAATTGCAAGATCGTAATTTTTGGGATTTTCTTCTAATGTTGTCCTCCAAATCGATCTATTACTATATCCTGGTCGAGATATGTTTGTATATTCTTTTGTGTCGAATAATTTTGCCAAATGGTCGGGATATGACCCGAATGCAAAAGAAGAACCATTAAAAAATATTTTCATTGATATGATCTGCTATAATTCGATGACCTTGTTCATTTGGATGACCTCCACTCTGTTTATCATCGTTTTTATACCTTTCTTGACAATAATATTGTGGAAACTTGTGTTTATCACCAACTAAACGTCTCAAAGATACAATCGGAGTCTTATCCATCATATTATACCATGAAGAATTAGTTTTAGTTCCTTCTAAATCACGATATCTTTCTAAATTGACAAAATAGTATTTGATACCTTTTAATTTGAAATAATTTTCCAATAAGAATTTATTCTTATGATAATTGGCAATATGTAAATTAGTGTTATGTAAATGTTCATAATATATCTTCGACCTTTCTTTTACTGGTGGTGGTCCTTTGGTCATTGCACCTACACTGAGATAATAGTAATCATCAGTTCTTTCACAACGAAATTCTGTCCTAGAATATGCAGTAAATTGAATAACAGCAATATCTACAGTATTACTTTCACAAAACTGCATTGTAGTTCGTAAAATACCATCATTAGACTTACCACACTGTCCAAGATTGACATGTGGTTTCCCTATAAGTGCTGAAAATCGATTTTCTTCGGGATTTGCAAGTTCATCACCATAAGTCCATGAACAACCGTCAAATAGAATCATAATTTCGTTCTTTTATCAGTTTTACTACATCAGAAGCAATCATTACTTGACCTTTTTCATCAGGATGCCAATGTATCCTACTATGAGGGTATGTATCATTAGTAATCATAATATCATACTTCAATTTTGTCTCTGGATAACATGACAATAGTATAACTGGCTTATTTTTTGCTTTACAAGTATTTTTTATTGACTCATAAACCATTTTTTCATTAGTTTCACCATATTCCTTTTCATAAACTTCAAAATAGTAATTTTGCCAAAACTCTTCAAGTGATCTAGTCATCCATTTCTTAATTTTGTTATTGTTAATATTATTAGTGACAGGAAGAAATCTTTTTTCGCTTTTACCGTAAAATTCTGTTCTATTTGGAAATGTAAGTTGTATAATTATAAGATCACAATCTTCAATAGTATATTTGTTATCATTTAGACGTTTATAGTTTTGAGGTGACTGTCTAACAAGTATATCATCGGGTTTTGTAGTTAGTTGCCTCAACATACGAATATTACATCCACCACTTCTCGAATAATTAACTTCTTCTGCACCTATTGTATCACAAACTAACTTACTCCACCTTAGATTTTCATAATTATCACCCAAATACCCCTTTCCATGAGTATTTGAACATCCATCAAAATAAATTCTCATCAAGAATGTGCTTTTACCTTAATATCATCTACATTATAGCACGTTTTTATCCCTGCGAATATCATTCGACGCATTTGAGTCTGTTTTTCCTTCGCTTCTTCTTCAGTAAGGTGAGAAAAAATGATTTTCTTGTCTAGGTAAACGTCATAGTCCATTGGTAACCATAATTCGGGTCTTCATACCGTTAGAACCCCGTATTAGTCGCTTTCTTGGACCTTCAGACTTGACTCTTTGCCACTCTTTGATCCTATCATAGCGATCTTGAGAGAAAAAGTACTTATTAATGTACCATTCTTCCCAATTTTGGTGTCCTTTGTCTTTGTTACACTCTACACAGGCACATAAGACGTTTGTAACTTCACTATTTCCACCCATTGCTTTCGCATGAATGTGATCTAGTGACATTTGGTCTTTATGTTCTCCACAATATGCACAAACATGGTTCCATTTTTCCTTTATTGCCTCTTTCCACTTACGTCTTGCCTCTGATCTCGTTTGTGCCTTCATCTGATACAGGTATTCCTGTGGAGAAGCGAGTAACATACACTAATTTAGGTGTGATATATTATATATGTCTTATTCCTCATAAATGTATGGATCTTCCCGACGTAATTTCCACATCTTATACTTGAATTTTACCCATTTTACTAATTTTTTCATAAATTTTCTCTGAAATGATGTAATGACCTTCTTCAGTCGGGTGTTTTGTGTCACCTAAAGGGATGTCAGGAGTATTTAGGAGGAAATCGTAAGGGTAAGTTGAGTTTTTTGCACTTGTACAGAGCAATAATTCAACATTTTTTGCTTGAAAATGAGAAATTAGTGCTTGACGATAGATAAATTCGTCACTTTCTCCATATTCTTCACTATAATACTTTTCGTAATACTCTAAAAACTTCTTTCCTCTACCTCTTCCTGGATTTATTTTCTCCCATTGCCCATCTAAGAAGAATTCTGTTCTGTTTTTGAATGTCAGAGAGACGATTGCAAGGTCGTATTGACTTACATCATGATTAAAGGTTCTTCTTATAATACTTCTATTACTACAACCATGATCAGATATATCAGTAAACGTCGCATTGAGTTTATTTGATAATAAAACTGGATATCTTTTACTTCTGTCTTCTAAATTGAATCCCCAAGTAAAACTATCACCATTAAATAATATGTTCATAAATCAAATAATCAATCCCTTTATAGTATAATTAAAGGAGGTCTCTTGGACAGTTACACTGTTATTTAGAATTCTCTAATTTCCAAAAACCCCAACAATAAATTTTATTTCGATATGGTAAATAGAACAAATTTCGTAATTGAATTGGAGTTATCTTAAGATAATGAAATCGTTACTGATCAACGCAGGGTTTGGATGGTGTGCCACTACACCACTTTTTCGTACATTATGCAGAACCAATGATTATTGTATCAAAAAGAAGACAAGTGAAGGTGGTTTTCCCAAGGAACCACACTTACTTCTAAAAATACTGGAGAGACACACGGATGACCGTGCCATAAGAGATGCTTGGAATATCATAGATGCTGAGAGATTTGCGACCATAGAGGGTTACGTCGAGTATATCAATAATTTACCTGGAGAGAGGGTTACCGACTTCTCTAATACTAATGCAGATTTGCCCGAAGAGTTTATAGATGCAATTGCACCGACACTTCTAAATCACTTTGATGTAAAAGTGACAATGATTGTTAGAGATCCCGTGAGAAGATACTACTCATTGTGTAATCATCTCTATAAGAAAGACATACGTAATCGAATACATGGAGATATAATACAATACTTTCGACATATGCTACAACATTGTAGTCATTCCTATGTTAGAACATATCGAATGTATAGTAAATGGTTTCCAACTTATTCGATAGTTATGGAAGACCTGTGGAAAAACCCAGAGAAAGAACTACCAAAGTTATCTGAGTTCCTTGAATATCCATTGAAAAAGTTACATCCGAATGTCTACCATGATGGTGTCAAGCACGATAAACTAAAAGACCAATGGACTGATGATATACCACTAAGTCCTATTGGTTATCAGATGGCTAGAAAGGAACTACAATGGGTGTATGATGAGTGGATGTCTGAGTTTGGTAACATTCCTTCATCATGGTGTTGACAGGATATAGAGAACAGGTTATAATATGTACATCGAAGCGACGGTTTCGATACGGGGATGACTGAATAATCTTTCTGGCATTTGGCTGGATAAGGTGATGAGACACAGGTGGTGCTGCTGTGGTTTTCCACAGAACCGATCAACCAATCGGGTCTCAGGCAGAGGCGAATCTTACTAACTGTAGTAATGCCCTCCTCTTGTTGGTAATAACAGCAATCCAACTCCCCACCCTTTTTCAGGGATAGTAGTTCAGTGGTTTAGAACGCTGCCCTGTCACGGCAGAGGTCGTCGGTTCAAATCCGATCTGTCCCGTTTTCCACAGAGGTTGTGGAAAACTTATAGTACATATGTTATGTCTTTAAAGGATTACATCCATATCTCACATATTGGTGATGATTTTATAAAAGATAAAGAGTTACTTATTTCTAAACTTATTATACAACATAAATGGAGTGATAAGTTCTATAAGGCATTACAATCATCTGTATTGACTCCTGCTCCAACTACTTACCCACTCTTTGAACCTGTCTTTGAGAAAACATATGCAGAATATAAAAGAATATATCAAGATAATACTGAGATAGATGATGATATCACAAAAATTCAATCATATTACCTAACTCAGAATAAAGATTGTAATGCCTATAACTGGCATCATCATATACCTAAAGTATATAATACTACTCACTTATGTGACGAAAATTCTGGAATCCTTATAAGTGCTGTTTATTACTTACGTCTACCAGAAGGTAGTGGTGGTATCAAATTCAAAGATGACTTTGAGGAAATAGAACTCATGCCCTCTGAGGGCGATCTCTTTTTCTTTCCTTATAATATGTGGCATACGCCATCACTGAATACTTGTACTGATTATAGAATATCCTTCAATATTAATATTTTTCCGAAAAATTTATAGGGCGATTTTTTTATTTGGAAAAAAATTTTTGATTTCCATAGGTCGCTCGTTGGTAAACGTTTGTAGGTTAGAAAGAAGGTACTTTTTTAGCCACCGCCCCCACTAATTAACATATAAGGGGGCAAATACACTGTCAATTACTGATAATTCACCTTGACAAATTGGCGGCACTATGTTATAACAACTGTGTGTGCCACTAAGTGTTAATTATAAACATGAAAAATGCCCCCAGTGAGTAACACTGAGAGCACTGTAATTACAATGACAAACTAATAAGAATTGACTGTCAATTTGACTGTAATTCTTTTACCATTCACCCCTGTAATACTTGTACAAAATGTGACGAACTGCACGAGAAGTTTGTGCTGCTTCGAGTTCACTTAGTGCCTGTGATTTTGGCATAATTGTTGTTAAGAACGAATGGACGATTTGACTGTCTTTGTTGTTATAAACGGTGGGCGAAGTCATTCCACGAAATTAACACTTATTGACGAAATATTGCAGTTCGGTTAGTAACACTTGACATCTGATAATCTGCTCGCTAAGGTAACAATAACTGTGAGGTATTCTGTCAACGATTGTTATCAACAATTCAAAGACGATTTATCCACAGTTTATAATACTTTTTACACAAGTCTGTGGAAAAGTATAAAGAACTCAGATACATTTTATTAGACATTCTTTACATTTTGCGTGTTGCAATTTACCTTGAATAAAATAGCATCTTCTCTATGTAATTTGAACAGTTCGTTGTAAACAATAGATGGCATACTTTTGTCAGTGTTTGTAATACTTTTGGCAACACGATTAGGGTTAGTTGTTATCATTTGCGTGTCCTGCGGAAACTATCAATAATTGCCTCAGATTCACGAGATAAACTATCAACAATGTTATGTGAATCTAACTGATGAAAAATATCATTTTCATCTACATAATTGTCTTGGTTGTAATCAAAATCTGCTTGGTAATCCTCGTCAGATTGTTGATAGTTAGTGAAGGAAGAATAGGTCATGGAAACTAATAACGAGATGGGATAGATTTGTAAGGGTTTGTTGTATCTAATTGCTCTGTAATTTCATTGATCTGAATGTTATCAACTAACTCGTAATATAGATCATCTGAGTAACAATCAATTTCCTCTTTTAGTTCATGTTGTGATAACTTAGAGAAGTAATCTGTCAACTGTTCTTGTGCATAACACACTAAAGTTTTCATGTCCATACTATCAACAACTAACTCAACATACTGTTCAATAACTTCATCTAACTGTGCCGAATTTAGTTGCTTATGTGTTATTATCTGTTTGGCATCTAATTCACTATTAGTGGGATCAGGATTTGCTTTGATTGTTGTCATTTTGTGACCTCCTTATTTGCGAGAGTTGTGAATAAATTGTAATCATATTTCTTGGCAATTCTTTCCTCTAACTCTTCTTCTGATAAGTATAACAAACTGTGTAGCATATTAGATGATATAAATTGCACTAAATCTTCTCTTCTCAAATTGTTAGTTAGTGCCTCAGTATATGCAGTAACAGTGTTACTTAGTTGAGTTGCAGTTAGTTTCATTTAGCGACCTCAATATACTTCATGTAAGATGAAAAGAATTGTGGTAAATGAAAG